ATGAGCGAAACTAATCGAGCTGATATTCCACATGCGGCAGTTATTAATTTTACTATTGTCGTTCACAAAGTACTGAAAGATGGTAGCTTAGACCCCATTCCTGTTTCCGTGGAAGAGTTAAACAAATATGGAATTGCCCCAAAGGCTGCCATTAAAGTTGATGGAGTTGATAGGGCGTCATGCATAGATAACATTAAAAAGAGATTGGAGAAATTCAATGGCTAGATGGGAAAACGAGAATCTAGAGGGTCTAAATTTACCAGACCCAGAGAAAAAAGTTTATACATTTTTTGGTGTGGGTGGTGAAGAATCCAAAGAAAACGACGCTTTCGTTAAGGTTGTTGATAATGGGGGCTTCATGACTTACTATATTAAGTATGGTCGAGGAGATCTTCTAGACCCACTAGGTACAGATAGAGGCAAACATAGCAGACCGTACTTTGACTTTAAAAAAGTAAATGAGGATGTATATAATTATTATATGCAGTACATTACAAATTCTGAAAGAATCTTTTTGACAAGAGCAAGAAGAGCATTAATGGAGATTAATTAAATGACTAAAAAAGGCAGACTTTCAAAAAAAGAGCAGGCTTATATTGCTGAACATAGCAAAGATAGTGTTGCAAACATTGCAGAGGCATTAGATAGATCGGAAAACGTTGTCAACAAAGAGTTATCTAAACAGGAAGATGTTCCTGAATTGCCAAAAGCAGGTGAGCTAATGGGTAGAAATGAGAAGTACGGAGCTGTCACAATGACAGAGCAAGCTTCCATGCTTGGAGATGAGTCCAAGGCCACCAAGCTAGAAGAAGATAAACCAGAAGAGGTAAATGTTGCCCGACGACATAGAGGGGCAATTCATAGAATTAAGGATAAATAATATGATTTGCACAGTTAGAGATGAGCATATACGTAAACTCATAATGGAAGATATTTCCATGACTTGGAAGTGCACCCTAGACGATGGAACTGTTGTATGGGGCGACTATGAGCGTCCCGGAGTTCCCGAAAGCCCATGGGTTAGACTTCAAGAGTTCTGCAAAGAGAATGGGCGGTGCGTAGCAAAAGCTCAGGTAATTGTTATGGGTGCGCCTGAAGAGGTTGTGTTTGAAGACGAGAATGGTTTAGATGGATTCTTTATTGCTAGAGGATTTTCTAAGGATATAGATATGGTTACTGGGGATGGCCCATCATATCAGCATATGACATTCGGATTATTAGAGGATAGCCTAGAACGAGTTGATGTTAAAAAATATAGCTGGCCTGAATGTGAGTTTGAAGATTTTTCACAGAAAAGAAAAGCTACCCAAGAAAACCTTTCTTTTATGATATGGCGAGATGGCGAGACAAAGAAGCAAAGCGAGCAGGTTCAAGTCACCCTCAACGGGTGAGTATTGCACGGTCGCTCAATACATAGCAGAGATACTCATTCAGAGAAAAGCAGAGGCCGACAATAAAGGCTCTTTGGCTTACAAGTTCTGGAATAAGACCCAAAAGAAAAACTATACTAGGCAGGTACAAGCTGTTAGCACCCTAATAGGAAAGTTTGGGGAGTCAGCAGTATTTGATTATATTATCAACACAAATAAGCGAGTGTACTCGGCATCTCCTAAGTGGGTAAAAGAAGCGGTAGAAAAACACAAGTCAGCTCTAGACCGACAACCCAAACAAAAAATTGAAGTAACAGAAGTATCTAGAGATAATATAGAGTCTCAGCCAAGAAAAACATTTGGCAAGAAAACACTTTTTTCAAAATTGAGGAACACCGATGGCAAGAACCAAGAATAACGACCCAGCCTTTATTAAAGAGATAGTCAAAAAGTATGGGAATGTTATCTCTACTGGAGCGCAAGTTCTCGAAAGAAGAAAAGACTATAAGATAATTAAGGTTAGCCCCTCAGTTGACCTCTCTCTAGGTGGAGGAATCAAAGAGGGTTCGTGGGTTATACTCACGGGAGACCCTAAATGCGGAAAGACAACTACAGCATTACAGATAGCGGCAAACTGCCAAAAGGAAGGTCGTCCAATTATATATTTAGACGCGGAGGGGCGACTAAAAGAAATGAACCTTCTTGGTGTCGATGGTCTCGATAGAGATAAAATGAAAATCATCCACTCGGAAGATGAACCGTTAAGCGCAGAAGCCTTTCTAGATATTGCAGTTAAGCTCGTGAGCGCAAAAGAAAACGAGGGCTGTGTCTGTATTATAGACTCCACATCCGCCCTAATACCAGAAAAAGAATTAGATGGAGATATGTCGCCGGGAAGGGCAGGGCTGCCCAGAATACTGTCTATGTTCTGTAAAAAAATGGGACAGATTGTTCCCAATCAGCGAGCGACCATGATTATCATAACGCACTTCATAGCAAACACTTCTGGATACGGGGCTTCTCGCATGCCTGACTGTGGTAAAAAAATTCAGTACCAAGCAGACACTAGAATGGAAGTAAAATCAATAACCCCATGGACTCAAAGCGATAAGCAGGTTGGTCAAGCTGTTAACTGGAAGGTTATCTGTTCGTCCATTGGGTCGCCGGGCACCGAGTGTCAAAGTTGGATTAAGTATGGTCATGGGATAGATAAAGTGTCAACTGGAAGGTTATCTGCTCGTCCATTGGGTCGCCGGGTACCGAATGTCAAAGTTGGATTAAGTATGGTCATGGGATAGATAAAGTTCAAGAGCTTGTTATGCTCGGGCTAGATATTGGGCTTATTGGCAAGGCTGGAGCTTGGCTAACGTGTGAGTTTATGGCAGAACACGCAGATATAGTTAAAGAAATAAAACCCGAAATAGACACCGAAAATATTGAAGAAGTTTTAAAGGCTGTTAAGTTTCAGGGACAGGAAAGATTATACAATTTTTTACTTGCAAATGAGAAAGTGTTTGGTATACTAGAAGAAGAGATTAAGGCAATGCTATGATTATTCTAGGTCTAGACGGGAAAGAACACAAATGGAACCCATCTAGAAGACAGTCCTCTGTTGCAGATAAAAATAGATCAAAATTACACATTAAGGCAAGAGCACTCCTAAAGGACTTGTTTCCGTTTGATAGGGTGCTAGAAGAGCTAACACTTCCCGGAACCAAGACGGGCTCCAGAAGAACACTACTACATGCTGATTTTTACATACCAAACAGAAGTTTAATTGTTGAGGTTCATGGAGAGCAGCACTTTAAGTTTAACTCCTTTTTTTATAAAGACAAGATGGCATTTTTTAAGGCAAAAGCTAGAGATACAGACAAAGCGGCTTGGTGTGAATTGAATAACATGAATTTGATTGAACTAAATTATAATGAGAAAGAGCCTGAGTGGAGAGTGAAGTTTGACTAACGAACAAAAAGCTATTGAATTTCTACAGAAGGTAGACGACTGGGTAGAGGATAGAAATGCAGACCTTGTTAAGAAGAACGAGGATGTAGAAAGTATATTAAACTTAAGTTCCGATGATATCAATAATATGGATATTACTTTGGCTTTATCCAACAGTTTTATACTTTTTGCGCATGCAGAATACCTCCAGTCACTATATAATAAAGAGAAGTCAGTATTAGACTTTTGCAATAACAGCATTTGGTACATAGTCGCAGACAAAATGGAGAACTATGGCGGGCAGTACGCAAAATGGGAAGTCCGATATTTTTCCGCAATAAAAGAAAACCCACTAGCTTCAGAGCTGAACAGACTAAAGACATCAGCAGAATCTAGAATAACAAGAATTTCAGGAAAGATTGATATAGTCAAGAAGATGGCTACAGTCCTGCAAGATTTAGGAAGAAGGAGAAATTATTAATGTCTACTCTTGATACAGCAAAAGAATTACTTAGAAAAGGTATAGCTCTTAATGATGCAGAGCTAATAGAAATGGCTAACTCTCTCATAGAGGCGGACACGGCGGCTGAAACAGCTGTTCAATCTGATATTACACAGGTTGTTGAGCAACCTGCTCCGCCTGAGAGGGTTGGTGCTGATGACTTCTCAATGACTGGCCGACAAATAAAGGAAGGCCCAACACCAATTAATAAGGTTGATCGTGGAGATAACCTTTTTACTGACGACAAGTCAGAACATATGGACATTGAGACCCCTGCTTTTACCCCTTCGCCAAGAAGAGATAAAGCCCAAAAAACCAAACAGAAATGTGTTGAGTGTAAAAAAACTATAGAAGTATCAGATGTTCACAGGAGAGATTTCTTTGTCTGTGATGGATGCTTATCAAACAAAAGAAGATAACTTTAAATAGGAGGCAATATTATGCCACATACTAGAAAACGAGGCGAAGATAAAAGCGACGCCCGAGAAGATAAAAAAGATGCCCGTGAAGAAAAGGTTGATTCCAGAAGGGGGTACAGACTAGACAAAATCAAGGCGCTTACAGCGAAAGCTACTGCCGTTGCAAAAAAACGCAAATGGCTAGTGTTTATGATTGGCTTGGGTCTTGTAGCCTATGTGGTAATTTCAAAGGGCGGCTTCGGAGGCATGGGCGGAATTCTAGAGACAATTAAAAATTTCTTCTAGGGGAAACACCATGTCTGAACGTAAGCTTTTTCACAGGGATTACACAAGGAGGCCACCTAAATACGATGAAAACCGTGTCATGGTGACTCAAGAGATGGCGTTCAAGGTGGCTACTTTTAAGCTTTCTTTCGTCAAAGATGTTGAGTTTCGAGAAATTCTTATTCGTCTCTTGATAAAAGAATATCACGGTAACAATAGTTTATTTCGAGAACATAAAAAGGAAACCGAGGAATGAAGAAATATTTAAACGTTGACGTTAAAGATTTTTTATTGGGATTATTGTTGGGAATTAGCACATGTATGGGTATCTACATCTATCACGGGATATAATAGAATGGCCATTACCGCCGTAGGGATTACGATATTACTTTATTTATTAACTTGCGCTTCAGTTAAAGATTTTTTATTGGGATTATTGCTGGGAATTAGCACATGTATGGGTATCTACATCTATCACGGGATATAATAGAATGGCCATTACCGCCGTAGGGATTACGATATTACTTTATTTATTAACTTGCGCTTCATGCGTCAAGCAAAAAGATTACCCGCATGCCCTAATGTGGTTTTCTTATGCGTTAGCCAATAGTGGACTCTTATGGTACGAAATCAAAAAAACAAGCGGAAGCTAGAAGACCTAGCAGCAGAGAGGGCGGTTCTCTCCGGATTGTGTCAATATGGATTAAGCGTTTCGCTTGATTCAGACTATCTGGAGTCCGAACACTTCACAGACCCTACCAACCAAATTATTTTTGGGTGCATTAAAAAGGTCTTAGAGAAATCCAACAAGGTAGAATTATCTTCCTTGCTTTCTGCCGCCAATCAACTTGGATGTTATGAAAATATAAATAACCAAGAGGAGATTGGTTTTTTACGTTCACTATTTAACTTTCCAATACATGAAGAAAATGTTTCAATACACGCCGGTAAACTAGCGAAGCTAGGAATAGCAAGAGAAGTCAAGAAGACACTGGCTATTTGTTCTAATAAAATTGATGAGGTCACAGGAGATGAAGATATAAACGACATCATCTCCCTCATAGAAACTCCCGTTCTTGATGCGACATCTAAAATATATCAAGGTTCTGACAATAAGCCTGAAATAATCGGCGAGGAAATAACAGACTATATAGAGTTTCTAAAAGAAAACAAAAATGACATGATTGGCATAAGCACAGGATTCCCTGCTTATGACGAAGCTATCGGAGGAGGATTAAGAAGAAAGTGCGTAGACTTAGTTGCCGCCCGACCTAAGGTTGGTAAATCTATGTTTGGCGACGCGGTAGCTATGCACGTATCTAAAAATCTAGGAATCCCAGTGCTGGTTCTAGACACCGAAATGTCTAAAGAAGACCACCTCCACCGAATGTTGGCGAACCTAAGCGGTGTCGAAATCAACACTATTGCCAGCGGCAAGTTTGATAGCAACCAGCTAAACACCGAAAAGGTGGAAAACGCGGCTAACGAATTGGGGGAAATACCATTTCACTATGTGAGCATTGCTGGTCAACCGTTTGAGAATATTCTTAGTATTATGCGCAAATGGATTTATCAAGAGGTTGGGTTTGACGAAAACGGAAGAACCAAAGATTGTCTAATTGTTTATGACTATCTAAAGCTAATGAACTCTACCAGCATCTCAAACTCCATGCAGGAGTTTCAGGTTCTTGGATTCCAAATAACTCAGCTGCATAACTTCTGTGTCAAATACGACGTGCCATGTCTTAGTTTTGTACAATTAAACAGAGACGGTATAACAAAAGAATCAACAGATGTCGTTTCAGGTTCCGATAGGCTTATTTGGCTCTGTACGAGCTTCAGCATCTTCAAGCTAAAGTCCGACGAAGAGATAGCCGACGACACAGACGAAAACGGAAACAGGAAGCTGGTACCTATTGTTGCTCGTCACGGAGCAGGATTAGATGATGGCGACTATATAAATATGAATATGTTTGGGAAGTTTGGCAAGCTAGTAGAGGGTCAGACTCGCAATGAATTGAGAACTAAGTCAACTATTAAGGATACAGGTTTTGAATCAGGAGATCAACAACCAGCAGATATTGAAACTGTCTAACCAGTTATTTACTAAGCTGTCACAGCTTCTAAAATACTTCAGTATAGACTACATAGAATATCCCAACAGGTTTGCTTTTGCGTGCCCTATTCACGGGGGAGACAACACAGAAGGTTGTACCATATTCACGGACGGAAACACCGCTAAGGGTAACTGGAACTGTTGGACTAACCACTGCGAAGAAGACTTTTCTAGAAACCTGTTCGGCTTCGTCAGAGGGGTACTCTCCAATAAGCGAGCTTCAACGGTTAGTATTATTGATACAATTAATTTTTGCTTAGAGTTTTTAGATCTTGACATTTCTGAACTCGACCTATTACAAGACGTAGAGAGCAATAATGCTATTAAACTTTTGGACATCTTCAATAGGGAGCCAGAAAGAGAGCCCCCAAAAGTAGATAGGGAAGTTATTTTAGACACAATACAAATACCAGCTGAATACTATATTAACAGAGGGTACACTACTGATATATTAACTAAATTTGATATTGGCCTCTGTGACAAAAAAAACAAGCCAATGTCAGGAAGAGTTGTTGTCCCAATCTATGATGAAGGCTATAATTATATTGGATGTATAGGTAGGTCGTGCTATGAAAACATGCAACCCAAATGGCTGCACAGCAAAGGCTTTAGAAAAAGCTCATATCTGTATGGTCTAAATATGGCAAAAGAAAAAATACTTGAAACAGCTACGGCAGTTTTGGTTGAGGGTCAAGGCGACGTTTGGCGTATGCATGAAGCGGGAGTAGAAAACACGGTTGGTATTTTTGGGGCTAGCCTCAGTGACGACCAGCTGGTTTTATTAGAACAAAGCGGCGCTCTCAGTTTAGTCATACTTACAGATTATGACGATGCCGGACATAGAGCCGCAGAACAAATAATGAAAAAGTGCGGAAGGCGATTTAATTACTATAGACCTAACATATCAGAAAAAGATGTTGGCGATATGTCGGTAGAACAAATCAAAACTGAAATACTAGAAGAACTACAAGGAGTTTTATAATGACAAGAATCTTAGCCTTTGCCGGAAAAAAGCAATCAGGTAAAAATTCGTGCTGTGCCTTTCTGCACGGATATCAAATGCGGTCTTATCACATTATTAAAGGTTTTGACCTAGACACTGAGGGAAGGATTGTTGTAGATACCATTGACTCTGATGCCTCTGGAGTAGAAGAAACAGGTAAAGGTGTTTTAGACGTAACTAGAACTGACCCAGAATTTGCACCTTGGGCCGCACACAACATGTGGCCATTTGTAAAACAC